TTGGATTTGCATCTAGTTTTTCATAACCAAGATTTTCATTGGTTAGGAGAATAGTTGCAGTTCTTGAGATGTCAAACTCTGCACGGTTGAGTTTGAACTTGACATCTTCAAATAGATCTTCTGTCCATGCACTTGTATTTTGTGATCTGAACAGAGAACCAAGAAGAGGTTGGGTTGTGACAGTTGTGCTGGTGGCAATCTCGGTTTCGCCAAGTTTTGATGCCCAGATTTCATAATCACTTGAATCTGTCTCAATAGCAACTGCATACTCAGTATCATTCTCAAGATATACAGGATAATCAAACTCAAACTTGGTTGGTGTGATTGACTGAGTAACTCCCGCCTCATCAATTGCAATACCCATACGAACAGCAGGAGTATCAATTGTGATAAAGGACTCAATTTCAGCACCAGCATTTCCTGTGCCAGTTCCACGAAGAACAACAGCAGGTGGTTCTGTGTATTCAGATCCAAATAGTACGAGTTCTGAGTGATAAACCTTACCACCAGAAACTCTTACGGTTGCGGTTGCGTTACCACCACCTGGGAGTTGTGGACTCTCAATAGTTAGAATTGCCGAGTCGTAACCAGATCCAGTGTTCTTAATACGTAGATCGGTGACACGACCAGAATCTTTTGCAATCTTGAGTGTGAGGTTTGTGTTTGATGCATTATTATTTGCAGTCAATGATGGAACAGACAGACCCTCGTCTTGCTTGAATGATGTTCCATTGTGGTTGCTAAGAACGAGAGTGTAGACCTGATCACTCGTCAGGGTGAACACACCAGTCGTAGAAGGTGTGACTTCAATGTTGTTCTTATCAAACAGTCTAGAAATAGGACCAGAAGCATTTGATGAGTTTCCAGTTACTTTCTCACCCCTTGTAATGGTGAGTGTATCACTTGCAACAACTCTCAGGTAAGTATCTGGGTTGATGACTTTTTGTGTTCCAGGGAGAATATTCTTTCCTGGTTTTCCATTCTGTACATCAGTTAGATATACTCTGATGGGAATACTGTCACTCTTCTGTGCAAAGTACAGATCAATACTTGTAGCAAATAGACCACCTTCATAACCTTCAACTTTGAAGGTTTGTGCAAGTGGATTTGGTTTTACTGGGTTGTCAGTATTGCTATCTGTAGTCTGAGTTCCCTCGTTTGCCTTGAAGTATGCAGGAGTGGTAGATACGATGGATGATGGATTCTCTGGGAGAAGACCAGTTGCATAATACTTAACTTCTGCATAGGTATCTACTTCTTCTTTAGGTGCATCGGATGCACTAGAAGTAAATCTGATGGTCTTAACACCAGTCGTGAATCTTACCTCATCGGCGTCATCGTCATAAACAACAGTATCAACATTACCTGTCCAAACTGCATTCTCTCTAGGTGGTTTGCCAGCAGGAATCAGAATGATGCCACTGGCATTACCATTTTCATCAGTTGTGATACTGCCATTAAATGCGGATAGGGAGTTTCCAGCAACTCCTGTATATCTGAAGTCTGGGTTGACCCAGCGAGAAATATCTTGTCCTTCCATGAAGACGAAGATATTTGTGTTTGGCTTCAGACGATTGATCTTGTACTGAACTGCAACACTTCTCGCAAAGAAGGACAGTGAAGTAGCAACTACGTTTGAACCAACACCTCTGGTGCTGATGCCTTTACCAATTTCGTTATTTTCTGGACTGATATTTGATGAAGTTCCGATGGAAGCATTGGTAACACTGGAGTCTGCAATGTTGCTGTTAACATCAGCAAAAGATCCAATGTTGAAGAATGCTCTGTTTGCACCGATCCAGTTGATCTTGTATGAGTTGTGGAGACTTGAGAATGCATCTCTCAACTCATTCTTAGCAAGGAAAATTGAATACAGATTTGTATTGTTATCACTTACAAGTGGAGCAACAGATGTGTCATACCAGGAATCTACTCCTGGTGCAAGGAACGAGTCGCCAACATACTGGAGAACAACAAATGGATTTGGATTTACAGTCTTAGTAGCAAATGCATTTCCAAGTAATTCTAGTTCTGTATATGGAAGAGTTACACGATCACCCTTTCTTGCATAACCAGCAACTGCTCTTTGATCATTTCTAGTGTTAACTTCAACCAAACCAAAGGAATCTTCCTTGGACTGTGGTCTCATGACTGACTGCTGGGTGTCAATCGCACACTTGTAATCAAGTGATCTTAGAGAACCAATCTTGTGGGTCTCAAAATTGTCTACAATGAAACCACTCTTGAAACGACTTACGCCAACAGAATCGGTTACCTGCATGTTGAGAGCTTGTTGCTCAAGAACACTGAGGAGTGTGTAATACTCAAGACGTTCAATACGCTTCTCCAACTTACCAATGTCACGCATCGTGTAACGACGGTTATCAATTGGAGTGATTCTTACATCCTTGCTGCTTTGTGTAAATGCAGGAATGTACATGTAGTACAGAGGAATTGCATCACCAATTGGATCTGGTTTAGATGGATTGAGCGAAGAATTACCTTCCTTGATGATAAACTCGCCACGCTTATTGAGGAACAGTCCGTCAATACGATCCAGATACTGAGTTTGTGTGAACGAGAAGGTGAACTCTAGGTTTGAATCTGGTGCAGGAGTGCTAGTAATGATGCCACCAGTTCCAGTAAACGATCTGGTATTAGCAGAACCAAGCAGAGAGTTGTTCTGGAATCCAGAAACAATCGCATCGTTGTCTACTTTGGGTCTAAAGTCTAGAACATCCTTCAAAGAAACTTTTCCTAGGGCAGGTGAGTTGAATGAAGGAATGTCTTCTGGTCCAACACCTGCTTCATGTAGATACGAGTCAACCGTACAGAAATCACCCTGAGTGTGCTCAAAGTAATCAAATGCAACAACTAGTTGTCCGACAGGAGCATCAAATCCTGGTTTGAGGACAATTCTGGAGATATCATAGATCGTATCTCTTTGACCATCGTCAAAGGTAAATCTGCTAGTAACATCAGTACCACTGACTAGGTTGCCATTTCTATCAACAGTAGGTGGTTCTGAAGGTGAACCTTCATAAACATATCTCAGTTTATATGCATCAGCATAACTGTATACTGAGAGACTCTCGGAATCATAATCTCTTCCACGGAAAGGAATGATTCTGTCTCCACTAGAATCAATAACAATTCTCTTATTAACAACAGAAGTCTTGAGTCTTGGTTTTGCTTTAGATACTTCCAGAGTTGCAGTCAACTTGAGAGTTGGATATGTTCCACCCTGGGGAATTGATCCAAAGTAATCTGCTGGTAGATTCAACTTAACACTACCAGAGGTTAGACCACTAGCAGAATCAACAGATGCTTTAATTGTTACCTGAGAATCGGTGATGTATACAACGTCACCTTCAACAATATCGGGTGCATCACCTGGGTCTAGAACTGTGACAAGGAAGTTGCTCTCATTGAAAGAAACGAATCTCTGGGTTCCGAATGGGAGTTGAGCAGCAAATGTGATAGCACCCTGACCACCAGCACCAGTGCTAACAAAATCTCTTCTTAGGAAGTAAGAAATCTTGGAATCTTCACTACTTGCGACAATAGAACTTACCTGTGAAGTTCCTGTCTTGTATAGAAGTGTTCCTTGGTTGAAGTTGCTGATAGAAGGACGAACTCTTACAACACTTGCATTACTTACATCTGCAGGAAGTGATCTGTCAAAATAAATTCTTGACTTGAGAACACCTTCTGGTTTAGTAGCTTGTTGTACAATGCAACGAACAATAGTATCTGATGTATCACTGAACTGTACAAGGTCTCCTTGCTGCAAGAACTTACTTGCGTCTCCACCAAATCCGTTACACTCAATATACTTCCTACCTCTCTCACCACTGAAAGTAAAATCGGTAACAGAAGTAACTTCTGCAAACTTCTCTTTGTTTACCTCAATATCAGAAGTAAATGTGTTTGCATTACCAGAACCATACTGACAGAAGAATGACTTAACATTCTGTGGGGTATATGTCGTTACTGCATTTCTAACTAGAACTGGAATGATTACGGCACCACTTGGTGTACCACCACCAGAACCTTGAATAACTTCAATGATTGGTGGTCTGGAATACTCGGTATCTACAAGTTCTCTGTTGACTACTTCTGCAGAACGAATTGATCCACTTCCTGTGATATCAAGATTGATCTTTGAAGAATCAAATTCAACACCATCAATTCTGAGTTTAGAACCAGCAACATAGTTGCTACCTCTGTTATTGACAATGAAGTGTGAGATTGTATTATCTTTTGCAATTCTCAGTGAATTGTTGTTTTCATCTCTGATTGCTTCGCCAGATTTGAAGTTACCAAATAGCGTTTTCACCATCAATGTTTTGGTGGTGGTGAATGTACCAGTTGATGAACCCTCTACAACGCCGTATGCACCGCTCTCAAGACCGTAAACGTACTGTCCTGGGGTGAAACTACCTGTGGTGGTGATTCTCTCGTCTAGGAGGATTCTGGTGAAGAATTGTGGGTCAAAGTATGACAGACCAAATGTGGTGTTATAAACAGGATCACCATTCTCCTGTCTACCCTTTGAAATTACAACGTCTGTATCTGAGTTGAATCCTGTTCCTCTTTCAAGCAGAGTGAAGTTGCTGGGTTTTACCGTTCCAATGACAGGAGTAATTGTTTCGTTGTAGTCAACGATTGTTCCAAATGGAGTACCAGATGGATTCTTAGCATCAGATTCTGATAGGAAAATTTCTCTGTATCCAGAATCAGATCCAGAATCATACTCAAGGAAGTATTGATCTAGGAGATCTTTTCTACCAGTTACAGTTACTTCAAGGTAAGTAACACCAGTTGATGGGTTGACCTCTACTCTGTTGACTTTGGAATATGCAATTGAAGAAACACTATTTGCTACAGATGGTTCTCCTGCATCAGTTCTCGTTTGAACAAACCAAAGAGTTCCAATCGTGGATTGGAAGTTAGCATCAGTTAGAGTTGAATATGTATTTGCATATGCTGGATCAATATTCAAATAGATCGTTTTGATTCCAGAATTCTCATCAAAGAAAATTCCTCTACGTGCAAGAGTTTGCTTTGAATCATTATCTCCTTCGGTGTTGTTGAGACCAATTGATCCATCATTAAATGTGGAACACAAGAAGATGTTTGGATATGCGGTTAGTTCAGAACCCTCTGAGTTTAGAGGAATCGTTCCGAAAGTGTTTGTAATTTTGTAAGTTGGTAGACCCTTTGTCTTGAGACGAATGTCTTCTCTGTTAAGAGTTTCTCTTGCCTTGTTAATTGGGAGATACTTTGTCTCTTTGTTAACAATTTCAAAACCTTTAATGTATGCCTTTCCAGGTCCAACACTAGCGACTAGTTTATCCTTTGCATCAGACTCAGAAAGACCATTAACTAGACCAAATTCATTCTTTGAATATACACCAAGGTTTCCGTTTTGCTGATAATACTCTCTAACATCTAGTGAGAAGTTATCAACAACATAATCGCCAGATTCATCATATGTTCTTCTAGCAAGAGTCTGCTCTAGAAGATTGTAGTCTGTTTGTACTACTTGATTCTGAACAGATCCATTTCTTACAGAAAGAAGTTGAATAAAATTCTTGTCTGTGATTTCTCCAAGATCGTATCTTACGAGATCCAGTGAAATCTTTAATCTATGTGCTCCAGGAGCAGTGTAGTTACTAGATCCAATAGAATTGTCATAGAGAGATGCGTCCTCCTCTGGTGTGACAATAGTCTCGGAAATCTTGAAACCAATCTTTGCTGATGGTTTATTGTAATACTTGTTAATTACTAAGAGTTGAGTGTCGTTCCTTACAAAGTAACCATTAACAAAATAAATTCCTTCCTCTACCTTGACAGCAGAAGCATATCCCATTGCGGGACTTTCTAATGAACTGACTTCTCCAGTGTCTGGATTAGTTACACTAATTGAAGTTGGTAGAACACTGCCGTCTGTACCAACAACTAGAAGTGGCGTATTGACACCATCAACAACCTCCAGAGTTTCGCCTTGACGGAATGTTTCTTCGTTACCAGCATCACCACTGTTAGTGTAATTAACAAATACGATGTCCGATGCAGTTTCGGTTGCCACATCTGCATCAACAACGGTGCCAATAACACCAGAAGTCAATCCTCTTAGTTTTTGGTTCTTTAGTTCTCTAACATCATACTTCTTGTAAACCACCTGACCATCTTGGTTTACAGGAATTTCAGAAACAGATGAAAGCTTGACAAAATGAAGTTTGGTGTTTAAACCAACTTCTCCTGGGATTACAAGTTCTCCTTGTTTAAACGCATACTTACCAAACTGTTCAATCTGATTTTGAAGAACAGATTGAAGTTGCGTTAACTCTCTCGCCTGGATGGAATATCCTGGGCGAAAGAGTACCTTGTAAAAATTTTTTCCCTGGTCAAAATTATCGTAGTAAGGATCT